CTGTTTTTTCTAATTTGTGTAATAGTTTATCACTAATCATTTTTTAATACTTTAAAATATATGTTTCTTAGCTCATCACTTGTGTCTAAGAATGAGGGAAGTTGTTGCCATTCAGTATGACATTTTATCATAGGAACTTGATCGCAATCACGATATAATGATCCTAATTCATTTACCCCGTCATAAAACACACTAGGATGTTGTACTGTAAAGTCAAAGGACCAGCATGGATAAGTTTCTTTTTCTAATTGCTCAAACAAGAAACCAAACTGAGTAAACTCGTTAAATTTTATATCTATTCTTTTGGGTAAACGAACTACTTCAGGCTGGCTACGTAATGATATTGCTTGCTGTATTGTATCAAAATTGCATTGAGTATTGCGTTTATACATCCATTCTTTTACATCTTGATCCTCTATCGGACGGTGACGGTTGAGTACATTAGTCTGTGTAATATCAAATAAGGTATAACAGGTGATTGTGTAACTCATACTAGTATTTAACAGAGGTAAAAAAACCCTAGAAAATCTAGGGTTCTTTTAGACAGATGTTGATTAACCTGTGAATGTTGCTGTAGCTGTAGTTACAGTGGTATTAGCAGCACCGCCTGCAGTCAATGCAGCAACAACAGCCGCGTTCAATGTTGTTGTAGTCCATGCAGCAGTTGGATACACAGCCATTGCCAATGTATCAGGACCTGCAGTTGTAAACTCATAGATGTAAACTGTAGCTAATTGTTGTGTAGCTTGGATAATCAAGCTAACTTGAGTACCTGTCAATGCGCTTGAACCAGATGCTGTAACTGTGAAGTAGTCTAGCTTAGGACCTTGAGGTTGAACTGTGTTAGCTGTGCTAACTGCGTTTGCACCACTGTTTGTGTATGCCGGTGAATCAAAGTTGATTACCGGTAGTAAGTCACCGTTAACTTTTGTAAAACTTGCCATTTTGAAATTCCTTAAATGTTTTGAAGCCTACTGCCTCATACATTTATTTATCATTTGTTACAAAAAAGTAGGTTTTGGGTTGTTATTTTTGACTGGCCATAGCTGCTTGAACTCTTTGATCAAACTTTGCTTGTTCTTCGGGGGTAACGCCACCTTCTCGTGCTGCTCTGACTTTACCTTTTGGCATCTTTACAATGTTGTTTGTAGCAGGAGGTGTTGCTGCTGCTGTAGGTGCTGCTGCTGTAGGTGCTGCTGCTGTAGGTGCTACTGCGGTGCCGCCCCGCCCTGCTAATGTATTATCAACAGTTTTCTTAACACTTAGTAAATCACGCTTACGTAATGTAGGTATAATTTTATTAATCTGCCTCACACCAACCATAGACTGCTGGTCTGCTGCTGGATTCGGTTGTTGAACTGCCGCTGGATTTGGTTGTTGAACTGCGGCTGGAGTAGTTTGCTGTCCTGCCGCTGGAGTAGTTTGCTGTCCTGCAGCGGCTTGTTGTGTAGCTTCTGGACTATGCGAAAGCGCCCAACCTAAATCTGCTAATTTTGTAAGTGCATTCTTGCCATTATCTTTGGCATATGTAGCTTGAACATTATCAGCTAACGTTTTAACTTGTTGTGTAGTATTAGGATCGTTCATAGGAACTCCCTTCATAAATTGCATAAACAACCCTTGAATATATTGACTTATTGATTGATCAGCAGCTTCGTTAACATTCAAAATACCTTCAAAAATATTATTTAATTTTTCAAATGCTTTATTTTCTCTGGCCACGGCAGGAGCGTTTGGATTTCTGCCTGATTTCCAAACTGCTGGTTTTGGTCTAGGAGTCATACCTGCTCTAGCTACTTGTGTAGCTGCGGCTTGTTTTTGTTGACGTACTTGGGCAGGGGTCTGTGTCACTGCTGCCGGTGCTGCATTTGGATTACCAGGCTTTGCAGTATTTGTTTTACTAACAGGAGCATTAGCCATTGTGTTTGGTTTGTTACCGACACCAGTCACCGGAGCTGCCGGGGCTTGCGGTTGCTGAGTAGTTGGCGCTGCACTCGTTGCATTAGGATCTACTAACCCGCTATTAATTGCGCTAGCTAGGCCAGAAATAGCTTTTTGCATGAAATTGCGAACAAAGATATTTTTAGCCATTTTACCTTCTCTATCTTGTCCTGCAGGAGTATCTCCCATAAAACTTTGACCATAATGCCCAATCAACGGCGACCAGTCTATTGCCTCGTTTTTTGGTTGTTTTAATTCATTCAATTTCACGGCTTTTTCCTTAATGATTTAGCAAATCTCTGCTGATCTTTGCTTTTAATCGCACTTAACAGCTTTCGCTCTAATATCTGTGCTTGTTCTTCTGGATAATGCTTATTAATTAACTCAAGTAGATTAATAGCACTGGTTATGATATTATGGGCTCTACTCTCAATAATGTGACTGGTGTCACGGTTATTGCCTAGTTCTTCTAATTCCTGCAAGAGGGATCGGGTTTGTTTTTGCATATAATTATCTTACTTGTATTTATGCGATTACCGAATAATTATTTCTTTAGTGAGTTCAATAGAGATTTTAACTTTGCTCCCTGTGCATCAGCATGAACTGTTCTAGTCAATGGCTCCATGGTTATCTCACCTGTAGTTTGATCAACAGTATAGTCGGTTACAGTAGATTGAGGTTTCAATGTACTCATAATGTCATTTGGACTTGGTTTGGGTGTATAACTCTCTTCCCCTTCGCCACCTGTATCACTAATACGCATAGTTTCAACATCGTATTCTAAGTCAATCTTCATTCCCACCCCTGTTGAACTACGACTTTTCATGCATTGAATCTGATACTTGCCACGTTCACGCATACTGCGACTTGTGAAAATACCAAACACGTTATCTGCTGTGTTAATCTTACTGATACCACCTGCAATATGACTATGATCAAATTCAATCTCATCAACTGCACTACGATTCAACTGACTTGCTGTAACTAATAATATATTAAGTTCTTTGCTTACATTACGCAATTCCTCAGCTACATACTTGTCTTTAATAAACTGATCATTTGGATTGACTTTGACCGATACTGGCATAACTAAGTCAAGATAATCAACCATTACAAAATCAATCTTAATACCAGTTTGAATCTGTACCTCTTTTAAATAAGCACGGATATCGTTTACATTACTCTGAGCAGGTAAATTCTTGACACGATACTTACCAGCTTTCTTGCCTGCCATCTTGACACGTAGTTCGGTTGTATCAATATCTTTGCGAATCGCCTTTGTACCCATCATGGTCAACATTGCATCTGTACGCAAACTTGTTAATTCTTCACTCAATTCTAATGTGATATATACCCCACTCATACCAGCTTGCAACCAATTTAGTGCAATGTTCATCATTACTAATGATTTACCTGAACCACTACCACCTGCAAAAATATTTAATTCTCCACGACTCATGCCACCATATAGTATCCTATCCATCTGTGGCCAACCAGTAGATACTTGCCCACCTGAATTAAAATACTTGTTGATACGACCTTTAGGATCAGCAAAGTAATCAGTACCCATGTCTTTTTGTAAACTAATCTGCACCGCATCTTTGATTAGTTTCTCAACCGGTTCAAACTCACCTTTCTCTAATAAGTCTGCTGCCTTGAGAATCGCTCGTTCTAGTTCTTGCCTCTTAGTGAATGATTCAAATTCATCAAAGAACCATTCAAAATGTCCATCATTTAATTCTGGAATAGGATCAATATCTATACCAGTTGTTGCCTTGATTTGTGTTGAGTCCGGTAATACCCTATACTTGTCTGTATGTGTTTTATACAACTCAGCCACTGGCCTAAGAGAACGATCAAAGTTCTCACTATTCATAATGTTCATAACACGGGTATATAACTCCGCATTTGTTATCATCATCCTCAGAAATAATTTCTGAACATCAGGTGTATAATCCAACTGCTTTTTAGTTTCCTGCTTTGCCAATTTTCTTCCTTTGCATTTCTATTTTGATTTTACTATTTGTTGCACTTTGTAATATACTTAACAACGTTGGTAGTTTGCCATATTTAATTACTGCATCATTTACATCTTTTACATCAACATCCCAATTAGGTAAACTTACACTATAACCCAACTCTAAAGCCTTATCACATAATGCTAGTCCTGTACTATCTCTATCTGGAACTAGTATAAGTTTTTTATTCAATGTACTAAGAAGCAATGCTTGG